CAACAAGAACTGTTGCAGTTGCTTTAGTAATTTCACCAGTTACAGTTTCTCCAACATCAAATAAACCAGTAGTACCTTCACCAATTTCAGTTACAATTCTTTCACCATCTTCATTTAAAATATAATTAACTGTGTTTGTTTCTAGTGAAACATAGTTAACTACATTTGTAAGGGTAAGTCTACCAGCTTCAAGAAATTCAAAATAGTCTTTTACAAAATTAACAAATAGTGGATGATCTGCTTGAACAAAGTCAGGTACTTGCCCCTCAATAAGAGGGGAAACTTTATTTGTAAATTTTGTTATTTTTTCTGACATTTATCAATAACCCGATGAACTAGATGTAGAAGAAGAAGAACTTCCTGATGATGAAGAAGAACTTCCTGATGAAGCGGATGCTGATGAGGATGTTGTTGAAACTGTAGTAGTAGAAGATGATCCAGTTTGAGTTGTTGTATATCCCAATCCTGTAGTTGCAGTTGCATCTCTAGAACTACTAATAGTAGTATTAACTAAATCTAATTCTATTATTTGATTTCTTACAGGAACAACATCATATGAACTTGGTATAACGGTTACACGGATTCTAGTAGATAATGTACCATCAACAGGAGATATTCCTGTTATGTTAACAGAACCAAGAGTAATTTTTCCTGCGGCATAATCTACTGTACCAGCTAAACTGTTTAAATAAATTCTTGTTAGACCTGACAAACTATATATCCTAAGATTACCAGCACCATCATCATTAAGAAAATATTCTGTTGTTCCATCATCTAAATAAAATCCTGTAGATGCAACAATACCACCACCAGCTGCATTATGGCCAGAGTGCGGAGAATAAAAAGGATTTGCAAAATTCAAAATTTTAGAATTAGAAGTTCCTAGTGTCGGAGTATAATATTGTGCCATTGTAACTACAGTTGTATTATTCAATATTGAATTATCACTATTATCAATTAGCCCCAACAATGCAGAATGTCTAAATGTGTTATTAAATGATTGTAAATTATTATTGTTATAATTTTCAAGAGTTGAAGATATTTTTGTAGATATGTCTGTTATATTTAAAGTTGTGATTGATGAATCATATTGAAAAGTAACGCCTAAAATAAGGAAAGTAGTTTCTGCATCTACAATAACAGGTGTTATAGATGAAACTTTATAAGGTGAAAGTGCAGTAACTAAATTTGTTTTTTGTACAGTAGTTAATGATTGTCCAGTAGTAGACTTTATTGAAATAAATACTTTACCATATTCTGGGGTTGAACTTACTCCAGTACTTGTGTCATAACTTCCATCCTCTCCACCCCAAACAGAGACTGCTTGTGTATTTGCAAATAACTTTTTAACATATACTTCATAGTCTTTTGTAGAAACTGCTCTGCCTTGAGCTGCATAGTCAAGAGGCGCTTTTAATTTAATTGAAGACATACTTTCTGGTTCAGCTCCACCACTTGCAGCACCGACTGTAGTTAGTGTAATATTCGTTGCACCATCAATAGCTGAAGGTGAGGAAAATGCAAATGAACCATTTCCTTGTGTTTTATTTGTTATAACATACCGCAGATCAACTATGTTTCCATCTGATAATGCTTGACTTATAACACCATCTCCAAAGTATACTTCAAATCTACCAGCTTCAACTTCTTGCAAGAAATAAACTTTACTATCTGTAGTTAATTGTGTTATATCAGTTGCCATTGCATATGTTAATGTAGAAGTGTCTGAAACTGAGGTTTGAACTTTAACTGTAAGTGTTGAGGTGTCTGCTCTAGGATCAGTCAATATAAATCTTTGATTGACATTAGATGTATTGACAATATATTTTGATGTTGTATATGTACCTTCATATATTTTTACATCATTAAAAGCAACAGATGAACCAGTATTTGAACCTGAGATTGATGCAATTGTTACAAATTGAAAGGTTTGATTATCAATAGTGGAATTAAATGCTGTGCCTGCAGGCATTGTTTTCGTTGGGTCTGTAGTAGATAGACTAATATTGATTGTGGCAACTGGAGCTCTTGCAGAAGTAATTTGATATCCCAAAGATTTAGCATGAGATGCTACACTTGATCTTAGTGATGAACTATCTAAGAACATTTCATTAGCAACCATATTAGCATTGTAAGCAAGATAGTGTGTATTATATGAAAGTGTGTCGAGGAGAATATTCATACCAGAACCTTCAAAGTCATAATCTTTAAACTGTGTCTGTGCTTTAAGGTAAGTTTTTAAATTTGTTTTAATATCATCAAAGTCAAGTTCTGTAACTCTGAGTCTTGTATTGTTTACGGCCATTATCGTATTCTCTCTAATAGTACTGACATATCAACCAGCTCTGTTGGTGTATTTACAACATAAAATTCTATTTTAACTTCATATGAATTACGATCATAATCTGGAATAACAGTCACTGCTTGTAATATTGCTCTTGGTTCAAAATTATTAATTACATCTTCTATTTTTCTCGCAAGTATTACTGATGTAATTGGTGTCATTAATTCAAACAACATTTCTCTTACACCTGATCCTATTTCTGGATGGAAAGGTTTATCATAGTGATTGAGTTGTACAAGATTTCGTATAGATCGTTTAACAGCTTGAATGTCAGTAATCACACCAACATCATTATCAGATGCACGTTTAGTAAAAAACAAATCCAAGTCCGTATATTGTCTAGCATTTCGTTCTGAATTATTATTCAGTTGTGCGTCATATATCGCCATGTCCTATGGACTCCTATTGTTCTTATTATTTATAAGATTTAATTCGAATGGATGGTGTATTCTATTCGTTCATTTAAGTCTAATATAATTTTTGAGGGTCGTATATCAAGTATCCTAAGCGTTTAAATGTTGGGTTTGCCCACCCATATTGGTTTGTTCTACTTCCACCTGTGGCCCATTGACGCTTCTCACCAATATCCAAGTGTATAAAGTTTGCACCCTCCTCTGATGGGAAATACAGGCCGATACCTTTTATGCCTGACTCAGATGCCTTTTCAACAAAGTCTAATCTTTGTGCCTTTGTTGTATTGGGCATTAAAATGTCACACGCAAGGCCTTTCATGTGTGCGCTTTTTTTAGCACCTTTTTTAAGCTTATTATATGCTGGAGAACGATATGCACTTGTGATTGTCAATGTAGTACCATATGCCTTTGCAAGGTCTTCAAGAGCTTGACCTAGAATTGGAGAAATTCGTGGATCAGTATGAGATAAGAATTTAAGTCTTCCATCTTTATTATATCCATTAACTGATGTGTACGGTTTAAACCCTGATTGACCACTATAATTTTTAGCTAATTGGTCGTCAGTTAAGCCTGGATTTTCTGCGGCCTCAGTTTTTAATACCCCAACTTGACCAGATTTTTCTTTGTCTAATTTGGCACTTTCTTTTTGATACTCTGCATTTCGTTCAATATCTACCCCTAGAGATTTAAGCGTTTCCTCAAGTTTCCTTAAAATATAAGTTTGTTCTTCAATTTTTCTATTAGTAGCTGGGCCTCCTACACCATTCAAACCTGTAACTTCCATGCCCTCAAAAGTGTCTGGGTCAAATCCAGCTGCTACCTCTGCTTTTCTACCACTTATAATTGCATCTGCATACGTCTTATCAATATCTAAACTATCAAGTCCATATGCAGTTTTTACAGTAGCTACTGGATCTTCATCTATAGTTAAATTGTCTGTTGCTTCTAGTAGAAGTGGTTCAGCAATTCTTGGAGCATCAGTACCAATAAAGACTGTTGTAGAACCAGACTCTATTTTATCTGTACCAGCAGAGTTAACATCAAAGTGGCCACCAGCACCAGCATCACCAGTGTCTGCTGGGTCATCAACACGAGCAGCACCTTTTGTACCTTGGTTAAGATTAATACTAGCACTATCCATTGCTATAGATGTTACAGAGTCAATATCAAAGGTTGGTGTATTGATAACGATACTACCAATAATATCACTATCGTTTGGATTTGTTCCAACGTCTAAATCATATGCACCAGTTATATTTGTTTGTAATCCCTGTACAAAAGTTTGAGTTACTTTATCTTTAACAGAAGTCGTAAGAGTACTACCATATATTTCTGAAACTGCACCGTCTACTGAAACTGTCTTAGTTCCGTTTTTAATAATCTGTGTAACTGATCCAGTAGTAAGGCCTTCGCATAAGATGGTTTCTTTTTTATTACCCTTAACTAAAACTTCCATGTCACCATCAACCTGTAAATTGTAATTACCTTTGACATAAGTATTACAGTTTGACTCAACAGTAAGGTTTACAGTACCACCAACATAGGCATAATCAGAACCAGCTACAATGTGATATCCATCACCCACAATCTTTATAGTTCTATTTCCGCCACCATCAATTTCATAGAATGTTCCTGTTCTATGATATTCGTGTATTCTTTCTTTTTTACTTGTGTCATCATATTCACGAATGTGACCGCTCTCTGATTCATAAACATGGTTCTTAGGATATTCTGCATCATATGCAGAGGTAGGTTGTGCAAAAGGAGAACTACCAGCCACAGGAATATAGGTATAGTTTGCTTGATCTGTTGCTTTGTCTGCAAGCATTGTATGCTGTTTTTTAGCTGTGCCTACAACTAATCCTGCAGCCGTGTCATCTGGATCTGTACCATCTACTACATCATTTCTTGCAAGGCGATTCGTATCACTTTCATCTAAGTCGTGACCAGATATAGTATTTGGATTTTGTGGATAGATGGAATTGGGGTCATAAAACCCTCTAGTAGAATCTCCAGCAATATCTTGTACGCCTGGCAATGATCCCATGATCATAGGTTGCTGTTTCATATCAGCATCCATAAAGAAGCCCATTACCCAACTTCCTTCAATAAGAAAGGATGGAGTCTTTCCCATACCTTGCATAGAAGGATCGGTAACAGGGTGCATCACATGGGCCCAAGGTAAGTCTTCTGTGGGTATTAATGTTTTATCTGCTGTGTGATATCCTAGACATCGTACACGAACACGACCTAGTTTAGATGGATCATTTCTGTCCTCTACAACTCCAACAAACCAGACGAAACCGTCCAACCCCATAAAATGATTTTTCATATAAATAGACTCCTTACAAAGTTATTTATAAGGAGTCAAGTTAATCAAATATGCTACTTCTGGGCTATTGCTCCTCTGAGAGTGAACTCACTTATATAAAATATAAGTACCAGTATCTTTCAATATCGAGCTATTTAATCATCATTTTACACCTATGTTTCCAGCAATAACAATTCGATTGTCAACTTCACATGGTGGAACAGAGTGTCGTGCAAGACCAGAGAATACAATAAGGTCACATT